CTTATTCAAGAATAAGGATGAGATAGGAGTTGATTACTTGTTAATGGGTCCTGGTCTGTCTGATAAAGCACAGTCCCAAGCAAAAGCAGGTCGTTTGATTGCTATTGCTGGTCAAAGAAAAGATTGTATAGCAACTATATCTCCTCATAGAACAGACGTTGTAGATTTAACTAATACAGATACTCAGACAGATAATGTAATTAAGTTCTATAGTTCATTACCATCCTCATCTTATGCAATATTTGATAGTGGATATAAGTACACATATGATAGATTCAACAATGCTTTCCGTTGGATACCAACTAATGGAGACGTTGCTGGACTTTGCGTAAGAACAAGTGTTAATGCTTATCCTTGGTTCTCTCCTGCTGGACAGCAAAGAGGAATCTTGAATAATGCAATTAAACTTGCATACAACCCAGACAAAGCACAAAGAGACCAACTTTATCCACTAAGAATTAACTCTATAGTTAATCAGCCTGGAACTGGTATTATGCTCTTTGGAGATAAGACTGGTTTAGGTTATGCATCTGCCTTTGATAGAATCAATGTTAGAAGATTATTCCTAACAATTGAGCAAGCACTACAGAAAGCAGCAGAAGCACAACTCTTTGAACTTAATGATCAGGTCACAAGAGCAAACTTTGTTAATATTGTTGAACCATATCTAAGAGATGTGGAAGCTAAGAGAGGACTCTATGGATTCCTAGTCATTTGCGATGAGACAAATAACACTCCTGATGTGATTGATAATAATGAATTTAGAGCAGACATCTTCCTGAAGCCTGCCTAGTCAATCAACTATGTTACTCTTACATTTGTTGCCACCAGAACTGGTGTTAGCTTTGAAGAAGTAGCTGGTAGAGTTTAACTTATCATATCTAAATAACAAAAGGAGATTCTAAAAAATGGCAACAATCCCACAGAGAACTATTTCTCAATTTAAATCCAAACTGATTGGAGGCGGTGCTCGCCCCAATCTGTTTGAGGTTCAGGTTAATTTTCCAGATGGTGTAGACCTTGGTATTCAAGGTGATGGTGGTTCTACAGAATTTGATGGAGATAGATTTAGATTTTTATGTAAGACAGCAGCTCTTCCTGCTTCTAATGTAGCAAACCTTGAAGTTCCTTTTAGAGGACGTACTTTAAAGGTTGCTGGAGACAGAACTTTTGATCCTTGGACTGTTACAGTTATCAATGATCAAGATTTTGGTCATTATAGATCATTCCAAGCATGGGCTCAGAACATTGCTCAGTATGGTGATTCATCAGGTTTAACTGATCCATCAGCATACATGGGACAAGCAACAGTCTATCAACTTGGTAGAAATGCTACTAGTCAGCAAGGTTCTGCTAGTGCTGCTACAGATAGCAACATTCTTGCACAGTATAAGTTTGTGGATATTTTCCCAACTACAATTGCAGCAATTGATCTATCATATGATACAACTGATACAATAGAAGAGTTTACAGTTGACTTCCAAGTTCAATACTGGTATCCTGAAAGAGCAGGTGCTGGCGCCTAATAAATAAACATATAAGGTTAACTTTTAATAATGGCAAGGTTATTTGGATTTTCTATAGATGATACGGAAAAGATACCACCCAGTGTGGTATCTCCCGTACCTGAGAATAATGCAGATGGTTCAGACCACTATTTAACTAGTGGTTTTTTTGGATCGTATGTAGATATTGAAGGAATCTATAGAACTGAATTTGATTTAATTAAAAGATATAGGGAAATGGCACTCCATCCAGAGTGTGATAGTGCTATTGAAGATATTGTACAGGAAGCAATAGTATCTGATACTAATGATTCACCAGTAGAAATTGAGTTATCTAATCTCAATGCTAGTGATGGTATTAAAAGTAAAATTAGAGAAGAGTTTAAAACAGTTAAAGATCTTTTAGATTTTGATAAAAAAGCACATGAGATTTATAGAAACTGGTATATAGATGGTAGAATACATTACCATAAAGTAATTGATTTAAAGAAACCAGAAGAAGGAATAGTAGAATTAAGATATATCGATGCTATGAAAATTCGATATGTGAGACAGCAGAAGAAGCAAGATAAAGATATTAGGATGGCTAATATTAATAATGACAATCCTATGGAATATGAGTTTCCTGAGATTGAAGAGTATTTTATCTATAGTCCTAAGTCAACTTTTCCATCCCAAATGCCATCAGCGATGACTGGTGGTAATAAAGGAATCAAGATGACTAGGGATTCTGTTGCTTATTGTACCAGTGGTTTGGTTGATAGAAACAAGGGATCAACCTTATCTTACTTACATAAAGCAATCAAAGCACTTAATCAACTTAGGATGATTGAGGATAGTTTAGTTATATACAGATTATCAAGAGCACCAGAAAGAAGAATTTTCTATATTGATGTCGGAAACTTACCTAAGGTAAAGGCAGAGCAATATCTCAGAGACGTAATGATGAGATATCGGAACAAACTTGTCTACAATGCCGATACAGGAGAAGTGAAAGATGACAAGAAGTACATGGCAATGCTTGAGGATTTCTGGTTGCCTAGAAGGGAAGGAGGTCGTGGTACTGAAATTTCTACTCTTCCAGGAGGTCAAAACCTTGGAGAGATCACGGATATTGAGTACTTCAAAAAGAAATTATATAGGTCGCTCAATGTACCCCCATCAAGAATGGACGGAGAAGGAGGATTTAACCTGGGAAGATCCTCAGAAATATTAAGAGATGAGTTAAAATTCACTAAATTTGTTGGTAGATTAAGAAAGAGATTCGGTAGATTGTTTGATGATTTCCTTAAAACTCAGTTAATTCTTAAGAATGTGATCACCCCAGAAGACTGGGAAATCATGAGTGAGCATATACAATATGACTTCTTATATGACAATCATTTCTCAGAATTGAAGGAAACAGAACTATTTAATGAGAGAATTAATGTTGCTGCAACTGCTGAACCTTACATTGGTAAGTACTATTCACAGGATTATGTAAGACGTAATATTCTTCGTCAAACCGATGAAGAAATACTTGAAGAAGATAAGAAGATTGAACAGGAAATTGCGGATGGTATTATACCTGATCCAAGTATACCAGTAGATGAAAATGGTATACCTATTGATCCAATGGCACCAGAAGGTGGAATGGATCTTGGTGCTCCAGTTGCTGATCCAGATTTAGAAGGAGAATCTTTGTCAGCAGCAGGTAAAAGAGAGTTACCTAAAGGTGGAGAAATCTAATCTACACTATCAATAGTGTATAAATACTATTTGACTGTTATTTTATTTTACTAAATACAATGCCTGATACTGAAATTGAAAAACCTGATATGGATGCAGTTCAATCTGAATTAATGGATATGATTACTAAAGATGAGTCACCTTCACAGATTAGTGACCGCATTAAAGATATGCTATTTGCAAAATCAGCAGAGCGTATTGATACATTTAGACCTGATGTAGCCAATAGTTTATTTGGTGATCAAGAGGTTGAAGATGAAGTAGAAGATGAAGTCAGTTCTGAACCAGAAGTAGAAGCAGAAAAGGATGAGGAAGAAATTCCCGTCGCTGCTGATACAGGTGCAGAATAATTTTATAAATAAGTAGTAAATGAACTAGGATTATAGTAGTAATGGCACATAGACCAGTTGGAACGGGTGTGACGGCTACATTTGCAGCTGCTGGAACTGCAAAAACAACCGCCGCCTTTAACGTTCAATCTAATTCAGTAAGAATAGTGCCAGTGGGTACTGCAGTTAATGTTGCAATTGGAACTGATCCAGTAGCAACAACTTCAGACTATTATATTCCATCTGGTGGATCTGCAGTTCTTGCGGTAACAAAAGCATCGCAAGTTGTTGAGTCTATTACCAAAGGAAGTACCACAGTTCTTGTTGGCCCCGAAGGAACTCAAATGCCATTTAAAATTGGCGATAGAGTAACTTTAACAGGTGCTAACGATAGTAACTGGACTACTTTGATTAGTGATACTAAAGTTACTGCTGTTGATGTAACTTGGAATCAGGGTGGAACTTATGGTACTAAGGTTACAGTCGAAGCTAATACAAGCGGTATTAGCACTGCATTTAGTTACAACGGTGCATCTCTTATAAATTCATTGAAAGTTTCAGCAATACCTAATGGAGCCGCTGCTGGTTCTATATGGGTTCAACAAGTTCAAGTTTCTGGGGACGCATAATGAAACTGATTAGAGAAGAAATCGAATCTGTAGAATTTCTTGTCGAAAACAAAAACGGCAAGAAGTCAATGTATATTGAAGGAGTATTCCTACAAGGAGATTTGAAAAATAGAAATGGTCGGGTTTACCCTATGGAGACACTTCGTAAAGAAGTTGGTCGCTATAGTGAAAATCATATCGTTTCAGGTAGAGCACTTGGAGAACTTGGACACCCAGAAGGTCCAACTGTAAATCTCGATAGAGTTTCACATAAAATTGTTTCTCTAAAAGAAAGTGGTTCTAACTTTATTGGTAAGGCAAAAATCCTCGGCACACCAATGGGTAAAATTGCATCTTCACTTATAGAAGAAGGTGTAAGACTTGGAGTATCATCTCGTGGAGTTGGTTCACTTCAACAAACTAAAGAAGGATACAGTGTTGTAGGCGAAGATTTCATGTTAGCAACTGCTGCTGATATCGTCGCTGACCCTTCTGCTCCCGATGCTTTTGTATCAGGGATTATGGAAGGAAAAGAGTGGGTTTGGGATGGTGGTGTACTTCGTGAGAGGTATGCAGAAAAAACATACAAGCATATTAACACTCTTGTTGATCAGAAGAAATTAGATGAACAAAAACTTAGTTTATTTAATGATTTCTTATCAAATTTATAAAACTTCTAAATAAATATAGATTTTAATTACAAAGATCGGAGTCGAAACAAATGTCTCGTGGTAAAAAATTACAAGAAATGGAAGAGTCAGTTGCTAATCCTAGTGTGAAGCAATCAAAGACTGCTGTGAATGCCAACGCTAAACCTGGTGAGCCAATGCCTAAATTGACCACAGGTGGCACTGCACCTTCCTATGAGGATCTCGGAGGACCAACTCCTGAGAACTATAAGGTAGATGATGATTCAGCAAAGCTGAAAACACCTGGTGCTTCACTTAAGCAAGTTTCTGATGTAGTTACTAACCGTAAAGGTAAGACTGCGAAGGAAGATGTTGAAGTTTCCGATGAAGTAATTGAAGAAGAACAAACTACTGAAGAGGTAGTCGCAGAGGAGGAAACAGTGGAAGAAGAAACTGCAACTGAAGAAATTAACATTGAAGATGATGTTAATGCACTCCTTGGTGGCGAAGAACTCTCTGAAGAGTTTAGAGAAAAAGCAAAGCTT